GCGCACGAGTCAAAACGGCGGAAAAATTCCAATACATATGAGATATGCAATCGATAATAAACCAATAATTTATAATACTATTGAAGTTAGCGATGAGGAAGCTAAAGAACTAGATTCTAAATTATCTGGATAGGAGAGTAAAACTTATATTTCAGAGTTAACTTATAATACTGTTTATGAAGAGTATGTTAATCGAGGTATATTGAGCTTAGATTTTAATACACAAATAGTAAATACTATTTAGCGTTTGGCAAATCTAGATGCAGAAAAAGTTTATGATACTACTGCACTTGAAACAGATTTAATTGATTTAGTTCAAAAAGATGATATTGATTATGTTAAAATATAGGTACATTGCGATTGGCGTGAATTAATATACCAGATGGCATTAGACTATAGGAAGTATGGTCATTTAGATAATTTTGAATTAAAAGTAGCACAGGCAAATCCGCATTATCCATCTGGAAAAACTGGCTATGAATAGTATTATATTGATTTAGAGGGGTTTTGGAGACAACTTTATAATTATGAAGAACAAAGTGATGATTTTTATCCGGCTTATGATCAAGAAAGAAAATATTGGAATAAATCGGTTTATGAAGCTCCTGAAAAATTAAATTTTTGGTTTGATTTTTTAGATTCTGAAGGTGAATTATTTAATTACTCAGTAAAAAAAATTGGATTGAGATCAAAAGTGGTTAATGATAAAGATGTATCCGCTATCTATTATAAGCAAACGCCTGAAATTATTTTTTCATAGCCAAATGATGATATAAGCACAACTGACTATACTGCTTAGAATAAAATTAATATTCCTAAACTCTATGGTGGAATGCTTAAACCTAGCGCATAGGGCAAAAGCGCAAAATCTAGTATTGATAATTTATTATACAATCATTCTTATTGTGCAGAATCTATTTCACTTTCTTCTTTGCCAGTATATAATTTAGAGCCTAATAAACGAATATATATAAAAGACGAAGAAACTGGCATTGATGGTGAATATTTGGTTACTCAATTTAATATTCCACTATAGCATAATGGAATAATGAATATTAAAGCCGCCAAAGCGATTGATAGAATTATTTAAGGAGGTTAAAAATATGATGCAAATTATTCAAAAAACAATTACTGGCGATGGAACTACTCCTACTGAACTGACTTTAGGAGCTGAAGATCAGATTAGAGATGGGGGTATTCTTAAATTAGGTATTTAGGCTCCTCAAGATTCAGTAATTATTATTAATGAAAATGAAGATACTCCGATTCTTGTCGGTAATTTTGGTATATATGAATTAAATTTTTTAAATATTGAAAGTCAATTTGGTATTAGTAGCGTAAAAGTTACTCTTCCAGAAGGAGATTATACAGGAAAAAGAATAATGCTTGATGCTGTTGTAGATATATTAGAGGATGAGGAGGGATTAGAATGAGTTTTTATGGAAATATTTTTGCGAACCCTCATTTAGAATTGATTATTAGTAAACGACAAGGAGAGTCTAGTAACGATACCTTGACATATGATTTAACTATTAAAGATGTAATTACAGAAGATACAATAACTGCAACAACAATAGAATTACCTATAGATACTGTTTTTGATAGAATTGAATCTGATTCTAGTGGCAATGGAATTAAAGTTTTTTATAAATATCTCGATGGAAATGGAAACGCAGATGAGGAAACTCAATCTATTAGTTTTACAAATTTAATTACAACTGATTCTATTTAGAACGGTGCAGTTACAACAGTTAAAATTGCAGATTCTAATGTAACAGCCAATAAAATTGCTGACGGTGCAGTTACAACAGCCAAAATTGCGGCAGAAAATGTGACCGCTGACAAAATCGGACCCAATGCAGTTACTGAAGGTAAAATTAGTGCTGATGCGGTTACAACAGATAAAATTAAAGATAGTAATGTTACTACAGATAAACTTGCTAGTGGTGCGGTTACTGAGGGTAAAATTGGTACTGACGCAGTTACAACATCTAAAATTAAAAATGACAATGTTACTGAAGATAAAATTGGTCCTGACGCAATTACAACATCTAAAATTAAAGATGATGCAATTAGTTGGGACAAATTGAACGACACTGTAAAAAATAAAATTGCTACTTATAAATATGATTCTAATTCTGGCATTTTAAGTTTAACAAACATAAATATAGAGGAGGCTTCTGAATAATGGATTATTTAGATTTATTATATGATATTTGTAAATTTTGTTTAATTCCTCTACTGGGTATTTTAACAGGTTATGCAATTTCCTGGCTAAAGGCTCATAGAGATGAAGTATTAAATCGTATCGATAGCGAAACTGGCGACCGTTATGCGGCTGAAATTTTTGATACAATCGCTACTTGCGTAACCGCTACTACACAAACTTACGTTGATAGTTTAAAAGCACAAAATGCTTTTGATGCTGAAGCGCAAAAAATTGCATTTGAAAAAACTTATACAGCAGTACTTGCTTTATTAACAGATGAAGCTAAAGAATATATTACTATGATTCACGGTGATATTCAAGCATATCTAACCGCAAAAATTGAAGCTGAAGTAAAAGCTCAGAAATAAAAATAACCCCTGGACAATGGCGTCCAGGGGTTATTTTTTTTGCCATAAAATTAAACAAAATTACCCAGAAAAATTCCCAAAATTTTTGGCAAATTGGGAAAAATCATCTACCGGAATTTTCTATATAATATGAGGGGGACCAAATAAATACTTTCCGGAGGTAAAATTAAAATGTATAATGTAAATCAAACTCAACAACAATAGCAACCTGCTGCATACTACCCGGTAAACCGGCCAATTTATCAGGCAATGCCATACGCAGGTCTAAAAGGCCGTCCTGTCGCGTCGATAGAGGAAGCACGCGCCAGTATCATCGACTTTGACGGCTCTATTTTCTATTTTCCTGATTTGGCTAACAAACGAATTTACACAAAACAAATAAATATGGATGGAACCGCGGTTCTCAATATGTATGAATTAAAAGAAATTCCAGTAGAAACTTCACCAGTAAATGCTCAATATGTAACACGAGAAGAATTCGAAGCTGCAATTCGTGCGTTAAGTCAAAGTAGCGTGACGGCTCAAAAAGCTCCTGAGTCTGTCCCTCAGTAGCCCGCCAGTAAACCTGCGGCCGCAGGTGTCCCGCTAAATTTCTAAGGAGGTAAATAATATGAGTTATAATGTAAACCCTTTACTATTGGTCCAAGCTATTAAAAATGGACAAAATCCATAGCAGTTAATGCTAAATATTTTAGAAAATAATATGTCTGGAACCCCTCTCGGTGACAATCTTATTGAATTAGCAAAAAACGGGAATGGTGCTGATATTGAAAAGATTGTTCGCAATATTGCTAAATAGAGAGGCATTGATTTCGATAAAGAATTTCCCGCTTTTCTCGATATGATTGGCCTCAATAACAAAAAATAATTTTTTTTGGAGGTAATTTTATGTTTAATTCTAATGCTTGTAATTACAGTCTATCAGATATTGCCGCTGTAACTGGTGCCAATGGCCGCAATGGCGACGGCATGTGGGGCGATGGTTCTTGGTGGATTATTTTATTATTCCTGTTCGCTTTCAACGGCGGTTGGGGTAATGGTGGCTATGGCTTCGGTGGAGGAGGCTGCGGCCGCGGTCAAAGCGAAATCTCTTATAGCTTTGATATGAATGGCTTAGAGAATGGCGTTCGCGGTATCCAATAGGGTTTATGCGATGGTTTCTATGCCATGAATACAGGTATGCTGGGTGGATTCAATGACGTTCAGAGCACTTTGTGCCAGGGCTTCTCTGGCGTAAATAACGCAATTACAACCACTGGTTACAATGTTCTTGATGCTATTCACGCAGATACTATTGCCAATATGCAAAACACCACTACTATTAATAGTGGCTTAACCGCTTTAAGCACTCAGTTAGCACAATGCTGCTGCGATAATAAGTACGCTTTAGCTACTGGATTTGCAGATATAAATTATAATATGGCTACTCAGGCTTGCGATACTCGTCGTGCTATAGCAGATAGCACTCGCGATATTATTGACAGCAATAACGCTGGTGTTCGTTCTATCCTTGACTTCTTAACTCAAGATAAGATTGCTACTTTAACTGCTGAAAATCAAGCTCTGAAATTCGCAGCTTCTCAATCTGCTCAGAATGCTTATATCGCAGCTAACCAGGAGGCTCAGACAGCTCAAATTATCCGTCGTTTAGAGACTCCTTGCCCAATTCCTGCATACGTAGTACCTAACCCAAATTGCTGCTACAATTATGCTCAGCCCGTAAATACTTGCGGTCTGTGCGGTTAATAAAGGAGGCAAGCTATAATGGAAATTACTGCAAATGAGCTACAGACTGTTTTAGAAAATCAGAACGTGCAGTTCACAGATACTGTTGTTCCAGGAAAAGCTTGCACCATGCATCGAGCCGGTTCTGGTTTGGTGAGTCTGAAAGGACTCACCAACCAATGCCGCGCCCGTTTCAAGGTGTCTTTTGGAGCAAATATTGCTTTACCCACAGGTGGTACTGTTGATGCAATTTCACTAGCACTAGCCATTGACGGAGAACCAATTGCAACAACTTCTATGATTGTTACTCCTGCCGCAGTGGAAGAGTTCTTTAATGTATTTAGCGCAATTTATCTAGACATTCCTCGTGGTTGCTGCTCTCAAATTAGTGTCCGCAACATTAGTACCCAACCTATTGATGTTTAGAATGCCAATTTAATTATCGAGCGTGTCGCATAAGGAGGAAATAGAAATGGAACAATTAAAACATATGAAGGAAATGCTAACCGGTTGCGTTCAGGGTCAATTGTCTCATTTGGATACTGTTGATACTAAAGAACTCGGTGAAGCAATTGATATGATAAAAGATTTAAGCGAAGCTATTTATTACTGTACAATTACAGAGGCAATGGATGAAAAAGAAAAGAAAGGTCATCACTCTCAATAGACCATGTATTATCCAGTAATGTACTATAATGATAAGCCCGGCTATATGGATTACCGAAATGGATATGGCCGCGATATGGATAGATGGGGAGGTCGTATGTATTATGATGGAGGCTCCTCTAGTAACAACGGCTCTTCTAGTGGATCTTCTTCTTCGGGTAATGGAACTAGATATTACTCTGACAGAGAGCTTCCCCTGGGAGAAATTATGCGTGATAGCAGAGAAGGAAGAAGTCCTGTAAGTCGTAAGATGTATATGGAATCTAAGGAAATGCATAAAGATAAAGCAAGTCAATTACACGAACTTGAAAAGTATGCACAAGAATTAACTGCTGATATGGTTGAAATGATTGAAGATGCCTCTCCAGAAGAGAAGCAGTATCTAAGCAAGCGTTTAACCGCATTAGCCGAAAAAATTAAATGATAAATATTAATGGTGAGCTTTGGAAAGTACTATTAGTGCGTCCAGGGCATCCTTGCTTATAGCGCAGCGATGGCGAATTTTCTCTTGGTGCGTGTGATGATGTAACAAAGACAATTTACATCAATCAAGAAATAGACATTTATATGATTAAAAAAGTTTTATGCCACGAACTAACTCATGCTGCAATGTTTAGTTACAATGTTGAATTAACGCTTGATCAGGAAGAATTGTTCGCTGATTTAATCGCCACTTATGGTTAGGAAATTATATATAAAACAAACATACTTTTCAAACGAATAAAAGAAAAAAGGGAGACCCAATAAAATGGGTCTCCCTTTTTTCTTGTTTTTATAAAACAGTGGCGTTGTCATCATCTTTGACTTCTAAAGCTTTTACTTTTTCATAATAGTTATCTGCATTACTATTACCGCCAAGTTCATGATAAAGAGTGTAGAATTCATTAATTTGATCAAATTGAGCAGGTGTTAGATAGCCTTGCTTTAAATAAATTTTGCATAATTGTATTAAACGATAGCGATATGATGCAATAATTAAATTTAAATGATGACTATTTAAAGAATCTACATTTCTTATATAAGTACGCAATTCTTCAATTTCATAAAGAACGGGAGCTAACTTTTCTTCAATAGCTTCTTCTAATTGCTAATCCTCTTGTGCATCTAGCAATCTCTTATAATTTTTAACCTGCTTCCACATCCAGCCGCATAAAGCAAGAGCTCCACTAGTTACAAGAGATAGAAGAATTTTGCTCCAATTTGCGATAAACCAAGCCTCCATATAATTCATTCCCCTTTCTAAAAGTTTCATGCCTGTTCTATATAATATGAAAAATCAAGAGGATGAATTAAAAAAATCTGCCCTCTGTTAGAAGGCAGATTTTGTCTATTTAATATAATGTGTTCCTATACAAATTGCATCACACGTATCCTGTGACGCATGAATATTATATACATTAACAACATATTCCTAAGCATTGCGTTTTTGTGTCGCTCTATCACGACCCTTTATACCCAAGGTAGATTTCCAGGTCTAAGAATGAATTAGTTCATGTGATATATTGCGCCCTTTTGCTAACTCTTCTAAGACACCAAGCACTTCTGCCAAAGCTTTATATGTTGTTACATTATTGGTTTGACCCTGAAGCTAAATATCTTCAAGTAAAATTTTATTGATATTATACTCTTCAATCAAAGAAATTACACGTTTGCGAATTTTAACTAAACGCAAAGAAAAATCGTCATCATCATAAGTAAAAGTTCCGCTAGCCATTAATCTTCCCTCCTGGAATACAGCATATCCACTCGTTCTGGAGGCCTAATCTAGAGCTAAGATATTAGTCATTTCCCAAAATCTTTCTTACAGTTTCTGGGTCTATTGGATATGGATATCCAACTTCAATAAGTTCATCAATAGCGCGACTGGTGGAGCCAAAACCGCCAGTGCGCTCACCCTCTGCGGCGTCTTCATCGACTATGTAATACTTATGGAAAACTCCTTGACCAATAGTATCACCCTTATGAAGCACAATGTCAAATGGAGATAAGTTAATCATTTGGAAATAAATATGACCTTCGTTATCTGGATTATTATAATAATCTGCGTCAATGATACCAACTCCATTGGCGAGAATTAGCCAGTGCTTTAGAGGACAAGAGCTGCGGACAGAGAGTTCGAGGTAAAAGTCTTCAGGCATTTCACATTTAATACCAGTAGGAACCAGTGTTGGCTTTGCATTTGCACCTTTTGTAATATCTGCAATATCTTGTAGCGTGCGAGCACCAGAGACGTCTGCATAATCCGTTAATTTATACAACAGATCCTAATAGCTAGGAATTACAATATCCTCAGCCACTTGAAAATCATAGCCAGCGCTTGCTTGAGTCTTCCGTTCGGGAAGACTCAAGCCCGCATCTGCATATTTAGAAACAATTTCAAATTTCATAATTTTACTCCCAGAAACCGCTAAATTCCTTAATAACTTTTACTTGATAAGCAGAATCGATTACTTCGCCTTTAGATTTTTTTTCTTTAAGAGTATAAGAGTAAGACTTGAGGATATATCCCTCATCAAGAGCCTCGGCCTTTAATTCTTCATTAAAAGCACGAACCTCTTCTTCACTATCGATACGATAAACTTCTGTGATTTGATTAATTACTTTCATTTAAATAACCTCTACATTTAAATTATTTTTTCCAAAATTTAATGAATAAACAGACTGAATTTCTTCAGCCCAAGCATTTGCATATATATTTTGACCGCTTAGGCGCACGGTTTTAATATTGCGATCTGCGGCCAATGCTGCGATAGTACGAGCTACCTCTTCAATATCCGTCTTACAGGCGTACACTTGCTGACCATTTTCATTAATAACATAAATCATTTGATCACAAGAAAATAAGTTTAAATTACAGTAAATTATGCACATACTACCACTCCAACATCATATGGGAAGAAATATGCTGCATACACATTGTTTTCATTATCTTGAACCCAACATTCGACCGCATATCCATCTTCTGTTCTGTCGATTGCTTTAATTTGACCAATATTAGGAAGACACTCATCAATTAATACATCTTCTAAAATGTCTTCAGTGCAATCTAACTCAACGCAAGTTTTATAGAACATTGTATAATAATTAATATCACGGCATAATAGCATATAAAAAGTATCTGGATTAGAGTCTATGAACTCCCTTATCATTGCCTTCTTCTCTTGGAGAGCAACTTCATCAAGGATTTCTAATTGTCCCATAATTTGTTTATTCATATCATAAGCACTCATAGAAACATTGCCATCCATTTTTAACTCCTACCATCCTTCTACTGGATCCCAGCGAAATGCTTTTTCGTGAGCTGCGCTCCATACGGTTTGACCAGAGTAGGGATTTACTACTTCTTCTAATGAATCAACTTGTTCAATCATAAGGATTTCTCCTTTCTCAATTTTTATTTTATTATAACAAAAATTTTTTACTTTTTCAACTCGATTATTCTTTGATTTGAACTTCCTCTCATGGGAAGTGTAATGTCTCTTAATGATTCTATATATGGACCATCTATTAAAACATCGGTTAACTCCAAAATTTTTTTAATATGAGAAGTATGATTTTTCAGCAAATTCTCATACAAAAATCCTGTCCAAATATAAATCTTTGTATTTGGTAATTTTTGTTTTACTTCAGAGATTACAAGAAGTGTTAAGAATGCATTTTCTTCACAAAGTGGTTCTCCACCTAAGATGCATAAATTGCGTTTAATTCCGTTCGCATTAAGCGCGGTAATGATTTCGTTTAAGACCTAGGGGGTAAATTCTTTACCCCCATTAAA